TTCATATTTGGATATAGTTCACTGATAAACTTTCTTACTTTACTAGATGGTGCTTTACCTTCTTTTTTCTTTGCGGCTAACCAATAGTGAAACTGATTACCCATGTTAGGGCTCACTGTGGTACACATCAACCATTGTAGTTTTGTGTGCTTGTTTAGATCAAAGAAGTGTTTATTAACAAACTTATTAGTTGCCATCAAGTAATATGCCTGCAGGTCCTTGTTGCCACCTACTGACGCACCATATCTCAACATTAGATAAGTTGAAAACTGTTTACGTTCTTCATCTGTAAACTTGTCATAGTAGTCTCTGTCCTTACGGTCAAAGGCCGCCATTTCATTACCAATGTATAATGGACTTGATTTGTCTGCCATTAAAATACCTTATCGTATTGTACTACTTCACAGTTGCGTGATATGTCCTTGACAAAATAAACGCACTCAGGTTCTTTGTCGTCACCTAGTGGTATTGTTAACATCTGACCATTCTTAAGTTTAGGACAATACCAGTTAACATCATTGTACACATCTATAATCTCAATGTCAAGAAACGTACTTCTAAATCCTGTTAACGGATTAAATTGAAATGCTTTGAACCCTCTGTCGTTAATCGCTGTTAAAGGCAATACTTCTAAGTTACCACAGTCGGGTTCACCTATTAGGATTTGCCAATCAACTGGCATCTTAATTTCATGGTCACCTATGCGTAATACCAAGGCAGGTGAATTAAATGATTCCAAAAAGATTAATGGTATCCAATGGTGATCGGGGTTTGCTGGATCTGAATTGTCCAACACGCTAAAACGCATATCATCCACTTCTTCGGGTAATTGATCTAATTCATATCTAATGTTGTCTAAAGTTAAAATTCTCATGTAGTTATTTTACAATCCTATGTACATTTTGTCAATCCTGCCAGTCTACTTTTTCTACCGTAAATGGATAATTGGCTTCCTTATAAAACGCTTTACGTTTAGTTAAATGTCTTTTGGCAAATTTACATGTTGATGTTATATCCCAAATTTGCACAAAATCTTTATCCTCAGCCTTTCTAATGCCTCTACCAATACTTTGAATAACCCGTACAAAACTCTTACCAGGCTCCACAAGCACCAAATTAAAGATCCGAGGAATATTAATACCAACAGCGGCAACACCATAAGTAGCAACAATAACTCTATCATCCATTGTGGCCACTTCGTCATAGGATTCTTTTCTATCATTTGCTTTAGTTCCTCCTGAAACAAACACAGCATCAGGTATTAGTTCTGTTAGTCGCTTACCAGGGGCAATTCGATCAACTAAAATAAGTGTGTTACCTGACTGTTTGATTTCTTTAATTAAATTTGCAATATACTGCATACGATCTTCTGTCTCTAACAAGTATCGTAATTCTGATTGGTAGTCTTTGTATTCAACATGGTCAACTAACTGTACAACATTAACATGACAGTTTGCTAAGACACCTTCTTGTTGTAGTTCATTTGCTGATAATCTGCCGATAACATCACCCAGACTACATTTCAAACTCATAAACTCGTAGTCTTCTTTAGGTACCGTGCCAGTTAGTCCCCAACGTATAGGAACATGTGACATAGGACCTGTTAGCAGTGTGCGGAGTGCGTCTGCTTTGGCCATGTGTACTTCGTCTACCATAACACAGACAACATCGTGTAAAAACTCATCTATTGTGATATCAATATCTTTAGCACGAGTTTTCTTCATCATAATGTTTAGACTTTGCCAAGTACAGATAGTATGTGTACGACCAAACTCTTTACGATCACCAAAGAACACACCTACGTCTAATCCCATGTTGATGTAGTCTGTTTCTGTTTGTGTGACTAACGATTTGTTTGGAACAATAACTATTGTACGACCATGTGGTTCGCATCTATGACTCAACACTGCTGTGATTAAAGTTTTACCTGCGCCTGTGGCCACTTCTTGAATACACTGCGGGTTTTCTAAAAACTTGTTAACAATTTCTACTTGATAGTCACGCAACATAATCGGTTGCCCTTCAGCAGGATGCTTGGGCGGCCAAACATAATCACTATAACTATCTTCTTGTACAGATTCAAAACCATAGTTTGTTGAATAGTCACGGAC